GATGCCGTTGGAATATTCATTTGGTTTGCACCACCAGCAGCAACTGGGTATGCAAATGTCATTTTTGCGTCTCTCATATCAATCCTCCTTAGTTAGTTGCCAACCGTAAGCGTCCGATTGAACGAGTGTTTGGCATCCAGAGACCCATACCCCAGTCAAACAGAACATTATGCATGATTCCGTTTTCCTTAGATTTGCCTAAGTACTCAGGCTTAAATGGACCAGACTGCCAACCTTGCACATAGCCGGTGCCATAGCGTACAGCGTAGACATCAGCAAAGTTTGAAGGAGCAGTAATGACAGGAGTTGTTCCATCCAACTTACGTCCAACGGTACGAATCTTAGCACCCTTGTATGTATCAACCGAGCGGTCGAATGCATCAACGTCTGTGTTAAAACCAGTACCAGATCCAAGCTGTCGAATAACAAACTCAAATCGTCGCTTGGTGTCTTCATTCATATACAAAACAACGCCAGTGCCATCTGGGGCATTAAGGTTGTCAAATAATTCCTGAAGCGCAGATACAGTTCCGTTAGCTTCAAGAGCGTTATAAGAACTAGTCGTGTCAAGAGAAGCAACGGTAGATGCTGGAGCAACAAGACAGTCTGTTGGAATGTCGTAATCAGCACGGTGCTCAAGACGATACTTTAAGCCTGGGAAACAGTCTGGGCTATTTCCAGCTGCAATAGAAGTTGGGTCGTTATTAATGAACTTGTCATTAAAATCGTACGCAAAACCTTCCATAAAAATCTTGATCTGTGCTTCCACTGGATCAATGATGTTATTTGGCTGATCAAGTAAGCGAGAGTCAACAGTAATCTTATTGCGAATAAGATACATCTGCTCTTCGTAAGACTTTGGCTTACCCTTAATCGCGTTTGGCTCACCGTTAATAGATGACCAAGTTGGCGTCGGGATTGTGCCAGCTTCGTTTGTGTAACGTACACCAATCTGCCGTAAGGAAGGTGATGTGTAAAAAGGGATGTCCTTGATAGCGTTCCATGTCTGGTGCAGGGACATGGTGATTTCTTTTACAAGAGGATCATTTGAAAGGACAGCTTGATCTGCGAGTGTAAGTGCACCGTTGAAATCGATGGCCATAATTTACTCCTAACGCCCAATACCAAGTAGTCGAGTTATTCCTGATAACGCGTTTCTCTGTGGTTGCTGAGGTTGTACTAAAGGTTGAGCTGATGCGCTCGTATCAATTGGTGTCGGCGCTGAACGACGTTCAGTGACCATGTCTAACAGCTCTGGTACAAGTGATTCAACTAACCCTTGAACCTGATTATGAACAGCTCTAGCTGCTTCAGATGGGCTAATACCAGAACTAATTAGTTGTTCAACAACATCTTCAGCTCGACGAGCATATGGAAATTGATCATATGCCTCTACGCGTTGCTGTGAAATCATATAGTTATTCATCTGTGATACGACTTGGTCGTACCTAAATTTATTAACTTCTGCTTCGGCGTAGGCATTTGCAGCTTCAGGGTCAAAATATTCTGTGTTGACTTTATTCTGCCAACGATCACGAATGCCCTGTTCCTGCTTAGCAATTTCCTGCTGCTGTAATGCTTTTTGGACATCAGCTGCAGATTTGAAACCGCTACTTTCAAACTGAGTAATAACATCGCGCCATTTATCTAATGCTTCTTGTTGTTGACGTAAAGCTTTAGCTTCCTCGTTAACTTCACGAAACCGATCATATGGAACGCTTGCTGGCTTTTCCGGAGCTACCGTATCCAGCAACCTCTGTCTTACCCTTGACTCTACATCAGCTTGTTGATAAACATCTGCAGAATCGTCGTCGTGTGCATCTGATTGGAAAACAGGTTCATTATTTAACGCCTCGAACCCATCATTATCAGGGACGGCGCTTTCCCTAACAAAATCCATCAATGCCCCACCCACATTGCCCGGTGCCGCTGCTGGCGAATCAGCGGTTCGTGTCACCATCTCTTCGGACATTTACATCATACCTTCTTGTTCTGAATTATTGCCAGCTTCTTCATCTGGCTGCATGGTTTGCATTAACTTCTGCTTACCAAGATCTGTTATGGCACCATCCTCATTTGCTGCTGCCATAATTCCTGCCTTAGCCGACTCAAGAGCAATATCAGCTTCTAATTGAGCCTGTATTTCGGCAGTACGTTTTTGCACTTCAATCTGAGCCTTTATTTGCTCTTCTTCAGGATTAAAATGCGTCAAATCGCATCACACCTTGTGCAATTTGATCTTGCGGAAGCATCTTCCCTTGAATATTTCCAATGAATGGAACAATCCCAAACTGCTCAACAAGTGAGACTTCCCATTCTTTAATTTTCGCTGCACTGATTTCAATATCAGCCCTAATGTAACTGTGCTGAGTATTATCGCTTCGCTGTAATAATCGAACTGCTTCTGCAGGAGTACCAGCAGCAGCCTGACCTTGTGATACATCATGCAGTCCAGCAATATCCATCATGTCTCGTTCGATAAACTGAAGCAACGGAAACAAGTCGGAACCAATACCGGGTGCGCGTTGAATAGTTGGAGGGTGACTTCCACGCATATAGTTAATGCGTCGATAGATACGATTTTTGTCGTCAATATCATCTCCGCTGTTATCGTAAGCGTCAGCACCTACACCACTTAAGTTTTCAACTAAGATGTAGTCTTTCTGCCCTTCAAACTGCTCTAGCAAACGTGAGTAAACGCGATTGTATGTGCTTTGTAATCCACAAAGATCAAATCCTAAAGAGTAGCCGTATGGAGTACCAGATCGCGGTTGCCACCGCAGTGGAATAAACGGAAATGAGTCTTTTTTCTTATATGGCCAAACACCCGCGTACAGCAAACAACTGTTTGTAGATACGATATACCGACCATCAGGATATAAAGCAGATGGTTTTTCCCAGTACTCATAAACAACAGCTGCCATCTTCTTTGTGTCTTGATTGTTCATGGCTGCTGTAGACGGTTGAACCCAGCCACGTCCAGCACCATTTGTACCGTTGATGTAACTGTCTACATAACCACTATTAGTACCTGTCTGAGAGTCAGGTTTTACTGCTTTGCCAGCCTCACCGTATGAATCCACAAACCACGACAGTGGCTTTACCATTGCGTGAATCATCCAGCGTACATCATCGTCACGTTTAGCGGATGGATCTAAATACACATCAAATGCTGGAAGTATTTGTTCAACTACATCGCCGACACGCATCTTGGTGTGACCGATAACACTTGTGCCAGTAGCATCCATTTGAGGAACTACTTGTTCACGATTATTATCCCAGAAAAGTTTTACGTAAGATGTTCCGCACACGCAAGCCCATCGAACGCGTTCTTTAGTTTGTGTTTCGCGATCATACTTTCGATTGTAGTGACTAAGTAAATAATTGGCTTCATCAGCAGCAGAAAGGTCTACTGGGTTATGACTGATAGGTACAGCTGATGCATCAGGAGAACATTGTGTTAATTTACCAACAACGCCGTCAATCAATGGCCTGATTTTATTGACGGTCATATACCGATTAGGTTCTTTATCGTTTTGTATAGATTGTAAATTTCTAGTTTCACTATTAATCCGAAACCATTGGCGCCCTTCAAAAAACGCCGTGGCCATAATCCACTCAATTTCCATTTCTTGACGTGCTCTATAGGTCAAATCAAATTGTTCTTTTACGAACGCAGTAATTTTCCTTGCTTCGTCAGGTTGGTCTTTTGGTGAAACTTTCCAGTCCTTATTGTTTAAATCGAGCTTTAAATTATCTTTGTCTTCTTTTTCAATTGACTTAACATCAAAAGATCCAACAGTACCAGTAGTAGGTTTTTGTTGATATGCAGTAACTTTAGGTTGCTTACCCGAATTACCTAAAAGGCTATTCATAACCATCTCTTGAAGACTCATATCTACACCCACTTCTGCCCGTCGTTAATTTGGGCAATTAGTAATCGTTCGTTTTTGATTTCTCGCAACACTTTTACGACCTGCAACATCAAATACACATGAATCATTGCACATAACGAAATGATAACAGAGACTTCTATACCCATTCTGAATTTTTACCTTTATTCATCCAGCGTGGTACATATTTTCCAGAAACACCACTTTCAGATGAAACTTCAACAACTCCATTTACAACAGTTGATGCCTCCAACCACTCTTTAACTCGTCGCCATCCAGCCTTACGATCTTTCACAGCCCTCACAGCAGGTAAGTTTCTTTCCCACCATACTTCAACTGGATACTCACCAATTCTGTCTTGAGCGTTCATAGGAGGAAATGTATTCGCCCAGTCAAAGGCAATTGCTTCAAGCTTGTTATTCCATCTTCCGTCACGCAATTTTGTATTGGTTGGTTCTGCTAATTTATACTTTTCCAACATGTCCAAAACTCTTTGTGCTTGAGCACTACTCACTAGTCCTTGCTCGTACATCTCACCAAGTACATAAACGTTCTCATTATCATCACTTGCATACAACAAGAAGCAAGCTGGTGCACCTGTACCAAAGTCGTGACTACCCCACACGCGCCACCATGGCTGCACCTCGACGTGGTCTACAACATGCCAACTTGTACCTTCGGATCCATATTCTTTGAATGAGTTAAAGAATAATCCTCCGACTCCAACTTCATGTTGACACTCACGTAAAAACGATAACAATCCATACGTGTCAATTTCATGCTGGCAAACTTCTATTGTTTTATGTTCCCATGCCGGTTTGCCATTTGTAATCTTGTAACCTACGCGTCCATCTTCGCGCTCAAATGTTTCATACTGTAAATCGTGAATTGCCGGAACAATCGGACTTTGTATGCGATTCTGCAACATGTCTAACTCGCCACTTAAAACGTGACTCATCACGCTGTTTGCATGAATACGGTTTTGAACAAATACAACAGCACAGTCCGTGCTTCTAGCTGGAAGAATTGTTTGTGTTATCGTGCGTATTTTTTTATCGACGGCATTAACGGAGTCATCTAACTCATCAATGTCGTCAAGGATAATCATGTCTGGCCGTAAGTGATCTAACTTAACACCACGAGCGCCAGTATCAAGACCAAACGCAAGAACGTTGAAACCATTTGCCGTACGGAGTTTGCTGGCATTCCAACCTTTACTGAATCCATATTTATTTACAGCTCTTTCAATACCACATCGCTCCATTGCCGTTGCAATATCCTGTACGTGCCTATCCGCCATGTCTTGAGTAGCACATACATACACGACAAACCTGCGTGTTGCCTTTACTGCCAAACGACTAACAATTAATTCCATTGTGGTTGATTTACCACCACCACGAAACCAACATTCAATAAGAGCTGGTGGAGTGAATCCCGGTTCTAACTTTTCAGCCCATTGCCATGCCCTGTGATGGTGATCGCCGAGTTTGCTTGAGGCAGCATGTGGGGCATATGTTGATAGCCACGATTCATATGACAACTCATGACCAATTAACTTTGATGCAACACCATTGTCATAATCACCAACTTCAATAGCTTGAGACAACTCGTCACCAAGCGCCTCTAATAATGCGACAGCAAGAGGCTTTGTTGGCTTAACGTATTTTCTGAATGCGCGTGGCGCAGCTTTACTCAGTGTTGTCTTGCTCATCTATAATCTCTGCATCCATAACATCATCTTGTTGATACTGTTTGAGCAATTTTGAAAAACCGGCTTTGATTGCATTAAGTTCATCTACATTACGTACACATTGTTTGACTACGCCTAATATCTGCATGGCTAAGCTATACGCCTGATCAACCTCAAGTGTATATGCTTTCGTGTGCATCATACGTGCTTCTGCTTCTACGATTTCTGTTCGCTTGTCTATTAAATTAACTACATCTTGGCTTGCTCTATACAAGTCAATACCTTCATTAATGATTTTGCCAAGCTGCTTAAATGCTGGCATAAATTCATCAGTGCCATACGTAGCTCGGCAGGTAGTCATTTGATCTTTAATTGACTCGTAATGTTCTACAGAGATGCCGTTACTTGCAGCTTCTGCACGAACATCCATTAGTGCTGTTAGGTAGGCAGCATCATCACGCAACGAAAATAAATCTGGATCTTCTCTTAATTCATCAATGCGGGTTAGCAAAGTAGGTGCAACTTGGCTAAATCTACGCCGTTGCTTGCTCCATAGTCCCGTTTTAAATGCTGGGTTATCTACCCCAGTCAATGTTTTTCCACCATGATGCATACAAAAATCACGTCCAGTTACAGCAATGTTTTTACAGCGTTCACCATTTTTCTTCACTGACGCACATAATTTAATTTTTGCACCATTCAATTCACGTGTTGCAATTTCAGTTGTCATTATTTACCAGATAAAAGACGCTGTAAATTTTGTTGGAACGCATTTTTTATTCCACGGCCAACATTTTGTGCGTCACGAACACCACCACGGACTGAATTTTTTACATTTCTATTAACGTCGGTAGCTACATCAACAAAGTCTGCAGTCATTTTATCTACCGTAGGGTGTACATTTGCAGGCAAAATATTTTTAAAAGGTTGTGAGTAAAATTGATTAATATCTTGCTTTTGGTTAATCACCTTATCTCTTGTAACACCCTCTAAACTAGTCACATCATCAGCTGCACCCGGTTGTTGCGCAATCATCTCCAATAATGGAAGCAACTCTCCGTACTGCGCTTGCATTTTTCCTTGATTAAAAAATGAATCTACTGACTTTGTAGCATCTGCTGCTTTCTCGCCAATGTTTTTGTCAAATATCTGTTCACGTATATTGTTATATACCGGATTCATTAACTGCCCTTTTCCAGCAAATATTGCAGATTGCACCATTGGGTTATTTGCTGCTCCAACACCTCTTGTTGCAAGAAGTGTCATCAATGCCCGTAATCCGGCATCGGTAGTAAGATCTAACCCAAGAGTAGTTGCAGCCGAAAGCAACCCATTCATTCGAGCATCGCGTGGCATATCTGGATGAAAGGCTTGTCCGATTTGTGGTTTCTGATTACCAGCAAGCGCTACATCACCCATAATTCTGCCACCAACACCGGGAGCAATAAATTGTCCAAATGTTGCAGTTGGAGCTGAATACATCTGCAATAAATCTGCAGTTTTCTTGTCTAGTTCCGGACTTGGCTGAGGTCTGCGAGATGTCTTAGTTTGTTTATTTTGAGGCATTATTTACTCCTGTTATCCAAAGCTTCACCGGTTGTTTTGATGAGTCCCCATAACGTTAAGCCAGCACCCGCAGCTTTACCCTTTGCTCCTCGCATACTAGCTCGCATTGCATCAGCTCTACTTTGTGGTTTGGCTGGTGCAACTACAGGTTTTTGTGTTGCTATTGGAGTTGGCGATTTACTTGACGGTTTAAATGCTGCACGTTGCTGCGTTAATTCTGTATCAGATTTAAATAAGCCGTTTGCAATTCGTGTTCCCATTGCAACGTATTTAGCTTTTTCTTGCGTAACTACGGCATATTTTTTATCTAATGAGCCTCTATTAAATCCAGCAGATTCACCCTTACTTGCATTTACTTCGGTAAGCAATCCAGTTGCTTCATTCTCAGGAATACCGGCCTTCATAAGAACTTTGACTGCATCAGCTTTTGTCATTACTTTTCCATTACGGTTAAAAACACTATTTGCTGACTCTAAAATATCTATGTATCCCGGATGGACTTTATCATTCTTAATGGTTAATCCTAATCCGTTATTAATTTTTACACGTTGTTTTTTACCTTGAGTTTTAGCTTCTTCCTGAGCAACTCGTTCTTCACGAATTTTTGCTTTTGAAATCTCACCAACAAGTTCCTGTTTATCTCCTTGTTTACCATCAACTTCTAATTTTAATCTTGTGATGTTTCTTTCTACTTCAGCAACTTGTTTAAGGTGCGCGTCTACATTCGCCTTTGCCGGTTTGACTTTACGTAACTGCTGTAGTGTTTCTTGGGCAGTACTAATCTGTCCGTTAAGTTGTTTAATTTCCCTAATGACCTTGGTAGCCATTTGTGAAATGTCACCTGAAGACATCTTTGTGTAATCAACAGACTGTTGTTTTGCAGGAGCAGGTGTCTGCCTTGGTCGTTGTTCACGAGCTGTGTCAGTTGTTGCTGGCAAGTCTTCTGTGTTGTCTACTGTTTTGATACCTAACTTTGCTTGACGTAAAAGTGCTCGCTTTCTAGTCATTTCTAACTTGCGTTTTTGCGCAGGCGATAGATCCAATTCAGCAATATTTATGTCAAAACCGGGTAATCGACCTCCGCTTGATGCAACCCCATCTGCCGTAGTTGGCATACTAATGCCATTGTTTTTTGCAGTTGCAATACGTTTTACTAGGTCCATTAACGCATTATTTTTTGCTTCTGGCGTTGTAGCTTTTTCAAAATTTGAAATCGCCATATCAATGCCCTGCGTAAATGTAGATTTACCTGCAACAAGACTTTTACGAGCCTTACTATCTGCGCCAAAATTAACCAAATTAATAGCATCGGTTATAGCAGTAGTGACAAGATTCTTTTTGGATGTTTTCCTGTCGTCTATGCGCCCTTTACCTTCACCAATGTCTACTCCAGCACCACGGACATTTGGTGCTGATTTGACATTTCCAGCTTCTGCTTCTGCTGTGACGACATCTCCAGCATAACCGTACACAGCGTCCATAAAGGACATTCGTGCTCGACTATTGTTCTTGTCATCATAAACAAGACTTGTAACTTGGTCTTTTACAGCTTGTTCAAATGCTGGACGCAATTCAGGAGTAATATCTACATCACTTGTTCTATCTTCAAGAACAGACTTTACGATGCGAGATATCTGTGCTTCTTTATCTGTACCTGAGCCTTCTTGCAGGTATATGTTACGTGCAGTTGCAAATGCACTTTGAATTTTAGTTTTGTGGTTTTGAATAATAATGTCTTCAGCTGCTCGTCTGTCACCAGCATCAACCTTGTTAATGACATCACGTTCAAGTCTGCTTTCACTGCTTCGTGGCCCAGATGTTCCATTCATTGTTCCCGGCGCACGACTATCTGGCTTGAAATCACGTCCTCTCGCAATTTCTAAAATAGAGTGCAATGCGCTTCCTTGTCTACGACTCATGTCTGTGACAACGCGTTGTAACTCCTGCTGAGTAATACCTGTCTCGCCCAACTGCTTGATGACGTTCTCGTCACCAGTAAACAATACATATTTAGCAAATGAATCAACTGCTTCAGGGAAGTTTTTAAATGCAGTATTTAATTCTGAATGCAATTGATTGAACGATGAGACAACGTAATTTGCAGGTAAGCCATACTTGCCCTGTGAGGCACCCTGAGTAGCAACCGTAGAAACACCAACGCGTTCTGTTTGCTGATTTGTGCGAACCTTTACCGTTTTTGGTTTTCCATCTTCACCAATAACAGGTACATATCGACCCTCTTTTAATTGGAATTGTTGTACGTTAGCTGTACCTGTTTTAGGATCAACATCATATGACTTAATTAAATTCTTATCATTGATTGTTCGACCATTGACGTCTACAGGCATGAGTTGCACGGTAGATCTTGTGGATTGACGTGCACCCTCAACTAAATTGATTCCTGAAAATAATTTTTTGAAGTTGACTTCCGAACCACCAGATGACCAGTGATCTAACATATCAAGCGTTTGATCCAACCTAGCAGAACCAGTGACCTGACGAGGACGCATGAAGTCAGGTGTGCCATCACCTTTTAATTGGAAGCCTGTAGATACACCAACGCCACCAACTTGCGATCTAATGTCATCGGCTGACGTGATCAGTGAATTTAATTGACCAAGTGCACCGCGTAAGCCAGTGTATTGATCCGGTGTTAACACAGATGGGAAATCTGCAGACGCCTTAGCGGACTTTAGAATATATTCATCACCGCTTTTCTCGTACATGTCTAAGTTGGATTTTAAACGTGTCTGCATTGCCTTGGCAGTGTCGTACATTTCTGCACCTGCCTTATCAACATACAGAACTCCGTTTTCATCTGCAGGAATTCGCATTAACTGCTTAAGGTCACTGACTACATCAGCCATTGTCTCTAAGCTGGCTTTTGATCCACTTACAACACGAGCACCTTTACTCATATCGCCAAATTCATTTTGAACAATGTCTAAGTTTCGTGTTCTTCCTAATGTAAAAGTATTTCGTTTGCTTAATTCTTTAAATCTAGGATCGGTTTGCAATTGCTTCATTAAAGCTGATGGGTTTTCAGCTCCTTCAAGTAACGATTGCATTTTTAAAATATATTTACGATCATCAAAACTAATCGGTGAGCCAGACTTAGATGTTACTTGCAATGTAGAGTCTGGATGATTTTGTAATCTAAAATTTGTCGTCTTTCCATCTGGCGCTTCACCAGTAGTTAATGCTTGTTGTGTAGCTAAACGTGGAGTAGCAAAACTAAATAATGAAGACGGAACACCTTGTTCAGCAAACAAGGCACCAAGTAACTGATGTGGTGTCATATCTGTACGTAATGGCTTTACATCACGTTTAATATCAGCTTCAATCATCCGCTGTTCCGACGCTCGCATGTTACTTACTAAGTCTGAACCAGCGCCCGTAGATACGCCAACTGTACGACCGCTGTCATATCCTTCTACTCCAGTATCGCCATACATCATTTGCAAGGCTTGAGTTGTGTAATATGGAGCAGCTTTTTTTGCAGCAGAAACATTGTTATTGTTTTGCTGGTCTATTTGTGCTGCTTGCATATCTTTTACATAAGCAGCCTCACGTCCAGAGAAATTTGGTTCAGTAATTTGTCGCAATGTTGCAGCTATGTCAAACTGTCCACCAAACCGCCTAGCCACAATATCGTTACCCATAGCCTCGTTGAAGCTAAAGGCTTTTCCCATGTTGCGACGCTCGTACATGTCAGCAACATCCATGTAAATAGAATCAACTATATTCCTACGTACAGTATTAGATTCTGTCCAATCCACTGAAGACATACCTTCAGGTTGTTGCATTGCCAATGGACCTAATACACTTGTTGCAACGTCACGTGCAGCAACGAATGCTGGAGCATTACCACGCGACATACCAGTCAGAACTTTTTTGGCTACACCACTAACCGATTTATTAATTCCCGTGTAAACCGCATCAAAACGACGAGTTTTTGTGCGCTCTGAACGATCTTTCTGTGATCCGAATTTAGTAGCAAAAATAGAATTTTCATCGCTACTCATTGCGTCCATTAACGCAGGTGATACTTCATAAACATCTTGCGGACGATAATCTGGATCACCAGCTAGTTTAAATAAATCAATTGCATCGTTAAATGTTTCGGTGCTATGCTTTGAACCCGGTTTAGATCCACGATCAAAATAATCTGCAATAGCAGCTAAACCATCGTTTAATATACGTTTTTGCCCATCGGTACGAGCATTACCTTGGAATGTATTAAAGGTTTCTAGCACCTTGTACATTGGACTATTTCGGTCAGCATCAGTAGCGCCATTGAATACACGCCTTGCTGCTTCTGGCAAACTTACACCAGCCGTAACAGCTGATCGCAACTTTCCAACCATCGTCATAGTTGGGATTTCATTCCCTTGAAAAGACGATAGTAATTTCTCGCTATCTAAATCAGCAGTAAAGTTAGTTGATCGAGGTTGGTTTGCAGTTGGATTCTCTCGTGTTTCAAATTTTTGTTGTGGATTTGCTCCCGGAATAAAGTCCTTTGCAGTGCCAAATTTCTTTTCACCCGGAGTAAATGGTTTATCAAAAAAGTCTACAGCTTGACGCAGATTCCCTTGTTCATCTAATAAATTCTGACCACCAACAGCTGGTGCTTCTGGTGCCTCTTGTTGTGCAGGTCGTGTGCCTTTACCCATCCATTGACCCAGAGATGGTGCAGGTGCAGGTGCTTGCACTGGTTTTCGTCCAGCCATACCCGCTTCAAGTTGTTGTGCTAAGCCAGCATCCTCACCAGCAGCCATTCTATTTTGTGCTGCACGATACTGTTCTTCTTCTTCAGTGGTGCGAGACGCTGGTACATCTAACTCACGTGGTTTTCCGGATCCGTATCGTTGCAAAAATGCACTAGCAACGTCTCCAGCTTCGCCCTTGTATTCACGTCCTACTTGCCCAACAGCAGTGCTTGGCCCCGGAGCAAAAATACCGCTTTTTTCTGGCCTAACATCACGTATTGGTAAATTAGGATTTGCAAATGATGTTGATAAATCTCCTACATCAACAATTGGCTTTTGTTGTGCTGTTCCTTCGAGGCGCTTGTTGTAATCAGCAAGTCGTGTTTTTACGTCAGCTTCTGACTTAGCCTCTGCATCCTGAACCATCTCTTGTGCTTTTGCTGACACAGGTTTACGAACTGTCTTAGTAGGGCGAACAACTTGTCGTCCAGCCTTTTTCTCTTCGTCAACCATCATATTCATTAATGCAGAGGCCATAGATCTCTCCTACTTCTTAATACCAAGTGCCTTTGTAATTGGTGCACGGCTAGGTCCAGCTTTTGCTGTAGAC